CTAGTGGTTCAGCCAACACCATTGTTGACAATACCTTAGCTTTGTATATACTTTTTGCGTATGCTTGGATCCGAATTCATCGAATTCGTGGTGTTAGCACATCGTATGTTGATTTCCATACCAATGTTGAAGCCATTTTGAATGGTGACGATAATACTTTTACTGTTTCAGATAAAGTGGTTGGATATTTCAATGCAGAAAGTGTGTCGAAGATTTGGAGTAGTGTAGGGGTGGTCACTTCTAGTTCCAGTGGAAACTGGCAAGTGCGACCTCCGCATGAATTGGATTTTTTGTCGCATAAGTTTGTGAAAATCGATAATCTGTTTTTACCTGAGTGTGAGTACGATCGTGTAATGTGTTCCTTAAAATATGGTACGGCATCAAAGGATGTCCGCTTTACACTTTTACGTGCCTACGCTCTTAGAGTTTCGTCTTGGCCCAACTTGCGCGCACGAGCAGTCATTGCGTCATACATTGATTATCTCCATGAGAATTTTGCCAGCGATTTTGTTGGCGAATTCCATGGAATTAAGATGGAAGATGTTATGCACAGTTATAAGACTGACTTAGAGTTGTGGACTCTATATAGTGGTGAGGAGAATGATAATAAAGTTGCTCTCCCTTCCTGGCTGCAAGCTATGTTGTAGCTTTGTGGCGGGAAGTCCTCATTTAGGGTGTGGGACTGTTGCGAATTGGTTTAATTCTTGAAGAACGCAACAAAAGAAAAACTAAAATGGTAAAAATTAAAAATAAAAATGTCAAAGAAGTCTTTAGACCTTTAACGGATCGTTTTTCAACATTCGTAAATGATCTAAAGCCGTTGGTGAATGATGTGCATGGCGGTAATACCGCCAAGCTGAAAGGAGATTTTGGTAATTTATTGCGTGATGTAGCTTCCATCCCTCAAGTTATTGGGGATGTGGAGTCTAATGTTGTTAAATCTCTTTTACCTGCACGTAGACAGCGAAAGCATTCTCGTGCTCAGGGTGTTTTGGCTCCGCCAAACACTCCAGCTAAGAAACGCCTGGTGGGTGTTGAACCTAATCCAGGCCCTGGAAAGAAAGGTAAAC